AACTACGAGTCCTTACGAACCTTCAAGACGTTTGGTCGTGGGTGGACTCGTAGAAATAAAGAGACTACAGAACAAGCTCTAAGTATGGCTAGTTGACTTAGGCATAATTAACCCTTGCTTTGCGCTTATACGTTTAAATAGATTACGCTGTACGAGTTGATTTACGACTCTACCCACTTGCATTACTGATAGTCCTGTGGATTCTGCTACTAGTTTATAGTAGGGTGAAAAGCCATGCTCTTCTAGGTACTCGCTGATAAACAAGTACACTTTCTTCTGAGACTCATTAGCAAACTGTACCATTACAACATCTCCTTTATCGTTAAAGATTTGGCTCTTTCATAACGCTCCGGCTTTGCTTTTGTCATTGTAGGACGTTGCGCCTTATAGTGCCTGGTTATCCATTTAACCTTGTGCGATGTCTCCCCAAGATTGTTGAGTAACTCCCCTTCCTCACTATTACCCAACTCTTTCATCACAACAGCCTCTAGTTCTTTTATGCGTTCCTGAGAGGTCTTAATCATGCTTTTGAGTTGATGTATCTCAAGTATCTCATCACCAACATTAGCAAGATCAACTATAGGCGCATCACTATCATGGCTATCAAAGACCATAGCTAAGTCGTTAGGGTCTTTACTTGGATACATATAGTCTCCTATCTCACCCCCCTTCTCTACAGCTTCAACTCTCTGGTAAAAGTCTTTGCATTTCTCAACGATGGCTTTCTGCATTTCTGCGTCTTCTTTGTAGAAATACAGACACAATTGAGAGCCACTATACAAGATAGCTATTACTCCCCATTTACGCTTTGTAGCCATAAGACCAGCTTGTAACTGCCACACTCCTAGATAGGGTTGTGGTACATCACGAAAGTAGGTCTTTGTCGTTTTGACCTCTAGGTTGCCATCTCCTTCAATATCAAAATCAAGGTTTATACCTTTTGGCGCAAAGGTTGATCTATCATCTATAGTGATAGTCTTTTTGCTAGGTACATAAAGGATACCATCCAAAGACACAGAGAAGAGCTTCTTGCCATCATGATGATAGTGATATGGCACTCGCACTTTATCTGTAAAGTTATCGATGCCTAGTCTATCAGCCGTTTTCTTGATGATATTTGGCTCATGTATATCACCCCATTCCATAGCCTCGTTTTGTTCTACTTCTTGTACCTTAAAAGGTGCAATCCCTCTTTGCCCTAAGATATTAGTCAAAAGGGTGTTTGGAGTCATAAAAGGGTTATCATCCATCAATGCCGGAATGAGAGACCCTGATAAAAATTTATTATCTGTTATCTTTCCTACCATGATGACGAACTCGCATGGATTACAGGAAGATACGCTAAAATAATAATACCTAGAAATATAAATACTAGCTTACATAAATCTATTAACATATTTTTCTCCTTAGATTAAAATTAAACTCACATACTCATTATATTACAAAACTCCACGATCTCCTCGTCAAGCATTGCCCCTTCATTAGAGCCATAGCGGATACGTTTGTATCCTATGGCAAGTGTCATTGTTATTGGCTTCTAGTGAACGTCACTTTGTCTGTGACCCCAACAACATCTAAACTTTCATTGATATCTAGATCACAAAGATTACTAATTACGTCATCTCCATAGGCATCTAAATTCCAATGCTCTTGTTTTAACTCTTCCAACGATACAATCTGAGGGTCACATTCAGGATAACCCTCTTTCCATTCAACTTTGAATTTAGTCATTTCCTTCTCCTTTTAACGTAAATGTTACATCTATTAACCTATTATATACATCTATAAACCTTTTTCAACATCAATATATATATATTATATAAAAATTATATAGGTGATGGTATGAGTGAAGTTGAACAGCAAATTTTATTATTGAGTCCAGAGACACGAAGAATGTTGAAGGAAGAAGCACAGGCTGGGGCATATACATCTATGTCGCAAGTGGCAGATGAAGTTCTCAGAGAAGGATTGAACGCCAGGATACAGGAAAGGCTCAAGCAAAAGATCAAAGAAAATAACCTTGCTGATGCCGTAACCAATGCAAGGAATATTTATTATGGTGACGAATAAGAGGCGTGGCTATGAGGTCGAGCGAGAGGTAGTCAAGCTATGGCAAGGACTAGGCGTACCATGCAAAAGAATATTGGGAAGCGGTGCATATAAGCACTGGGGAAAGAATTTAGCTGGCGATGTCGAGCTAAATGGGCTTCTGGTCGAAGTTAAAAGGCGTAGGAACGGAACTGGTTTTGCGTCTTTATACAAGTGGCTAGAGCAAGATGGCGCAAAGATGTTGATCTGTAGGGCTGATAACAAGAAACGTCTTTATGTCATTCCAGAGGAAGTCATGATTCAATTCGCAAAAGATATGGGCTGGATGCTGGGCTTCAAAGCAACAGAAACAGTAAAAGAAGGAGATAACAATGAATGAAGTAATTGATTTAGGATTAATGTCTGAGGGTAACAGTGAGTATATACGCTTCAAGCCAAGTGTTAATGCGTGGATAGCTGATGGCGATGAGGTGCAGCTAGGGGATGTATTATTAGACCCAAGTACCTTAAAAGTGGGTTGGGGCAAGATAGCCGAAGGGCAAGCTCCTGAGTGGACATGGGATGAGAAGCTAGGCAAGAAATCCCCTTCCCCATCTCCAGAGCATAAGCGTGGGTTTTCAGTAATGCTGAAGATCAAGGATAAGGGATGGCGTGAGTGGTCAGCTAATGGCGTTGGCGTTATGAAGGGCTTCTCTGAGTTGTGGGGAGTGGTTGGTCTTCAAGTAAAGGACAATGCCAATAAAGCTGTACTCCTTAAATATACAGGCGCAAGAATGGAAAAGATTGGGCAAGGTACAACCCGTATTCCAGAGTTTGAGGTCAAGTCATGGCATACTATGACCGATAGACCACCAGTAAAAGAGGAAGCCGTTGTGGTTCAGGATGCAAACCCTGATCTACCTGATGACGAGATTCCTTTTTAGATATCCTCCCAACTAGGGGGCGTAACTGCCCCCTTTTTTTTATGCTGGAAATAATAACATACACCATGTTTATCATTACGATTACAGATATTGAGTCAATGGAGACTCAAGTGCATCGCTTGGTGTTTGATAATTATAGGGATTGTGTGCGTCTTGCAGAGGCGGTTAATCAGGTACGAGACCCAATATCAAATAAGAAGAATTGTAGAAGTGTCATTTCCTACTTTGAGGATTTGCCATGATTCAAAACCATATCAAAGAAATAGCATTGGATTTATTAGGAGAGCCTAATAAAAAGCTATCAACAGATAAGGAGCTACGCTTTGGAACGTATGGCTCAATGTCTGTAGATTTGGAAAAGGGTACGTTCTTCAGCCATGAGGACAATGAAGGTGGGGGAACGATTGACTTGGTGAAGAGATATGTCAATGACCATGTGGATTATCTCAAGAAGTATGAAGAGCCAAAGACAAGAGATAATATAAAAGATATATATCCCTACACCGATAAGGATGGGAAGACGCTCTATGAGGTAGTACGTTTTGAGCCTAAGACGTTTAGACCAAGACGTATGAATGGTACCGGCTATGTGTGGAATCTACACGGGGTTGTGCAAGTACCTTATAGATTGAAAGACATATATGATAGGCGTGATGAGGTGATCTACATTGTTGAAGGGGAAAAAGACGCAAATACTATTGTTCAGAAGCTGGGGTATGTGGCTACAACAAATTGCTTTGGGGCTAGTAATTGGAAGCCAGAGATTAATAGCCACTTCTCAGGTAGAGATTGTGTCATTGTGCCGGATAATGATGATGAGGGGCGTAAACACGCAGAAAAGGTTGTAGAGCAGCTCAAGAGTGTGTGCAGTAGCCTCAAGGTTGTGCATCTGCCTGTGGCTAATCAGAAGGAAGATATAACCGATTACTTTGGGTGGCTGGGGTCTAAGGAAGAGTTTGATAAGCTTGTAAAGGATGCCCCTTCAATTAAGTGTAAGCCAGAGAGTACAGTACCCTTTCAATCGTGGACTGTGGTAGACGCAATGACTATACCACCGCGTAGGTTTCTCTATGACAATCATTACATACGCAATTTCGCTAGTATTACGATTGCTACAGGGGGTGTAGGTAAATCTACCTTGTGTCTCACGGAAATGATAGCGATGGCTACTGGACGAAATCTGTTGGGTGTAGAGCCACCGCAAAGGCTGAAGGTGCTGTATTTCAATGGAGAAGACCCAAAAACAGAGATTGTACGGAGATGTGTGGCAACGTGTGAACATTTTGGAGTGCCACAGGAGGAGTTGGTCGATCATCTGTATATAGCAAGCGGTAGGGATTATGACTTGCTGCTGAGTGAAGGATTTGAGGGAGAGATAAACGAGGGAAGTTTTAAGCTGTTGGAGGACTTCTGTAAGGATAAAAGCATTGACGTATTCTGTGCAGACCCATTGGCGAATATGACTACAAGTGGAGAGACCAATGAAGTGTTTCGGACACTGGCAAAGAGGCTATCGGATTTGGCTGATAGCTGTGGGATATCTATTGAGTTGGTGCATCATACGCGTAAAGGGAATGGTTTAGACACAAATGTAGAGAGTGCAAGGGGTGGGTCTTCTCTTATAGCAGCAGTCAGAAGTGCCAGGGTGCTGTCTCCTATGACAAAGGAAGAAGCGGATAAGGCGGGTCTTGAGAGCCATGTCAATCACTTCAGGGTTGAGGTGGGGAAGAGCAATCTGGCGAGACCTATGGACAAAGCACTGTGGTTTGAGAAAAAGTCTCATGCGCTGGACAATGGGGATAGCTGTGCGGTGTTGATGAAGTGGGAGTTCCCTGATGCTTTCTCTGGGATGTCAGTGGAGTTGGGGCGCAAAATACAAAGACGGATTGAGAGTGAGAGACCAAAGCATAGTCCCAGGGCTGAGAATTGGGCTGGGAAGATCATTATTGAGATGTTGGAGTTGGATATTAAGGATAGCGATAAGTTAGCGAGGAGTAAGGCAAGTACGATACTAAAGGAGTGGGTACGGACTGGGGTTGTGGAGGTGTATGAAGACCATGATGGAAGACAGGGAAGGATGACAAAATTCTACTGTCAGGGGAATAAAATTTTAGAGGAATGAATATTAAGCTTGTACAGATAGATGGCAAATTGCCCAATTTAGCTCTAATGAAGTTAAGTGCCTATTTCAAAAATCAGGGGCATAATGTGCATTTTACTCGCTCTGTTAATCCTACGTTGTTTGAGCCTAAATATGACATGGTGATGGCTTCTGCTATCTTTCAGTTTAGCATCAATCGTATCAATAAACTCAAACAGAACTATCCAGACGCAATTATTGGAGGTACTGGAACGGATAACTGGCAGCTAAAAATTGAAGAGTATATTGGGGATAGTAATGAACTGGATTACAGCTTCTATCCTGATTATCAGTTTAGCTTGGGATTTACGCAAAGAGGATGCCGTCTAAAGTGTAAGTTCTGCGTTGTGCCTACAAAAGAAGGTAAAAACCATGAGGTCAACAGTGTTTACGATATATGGCGTGGTGAAGGATATCCAAAGAAGCTACACCTTCTTGATAATGATTTCTTTGGACAACCAGAGGAAAGCTGGAAAGCAAGAGTAAAGGAAATAACCGAGGGAGGTTTTAAGGTATGCTTCAATCAGGGTATCAATATCCGGCTGATAGATGAGGTTGTGGCTGAAAATCTAGCGGTGTTGGATTTTAGGGATGACTCATTTACACAAAAACGTGTTTATACGGCATGGGATAATATTGGGGATGAGGGGCGGTTCTTCAAAGGGGTAAATCTTCTAATGAAGTACGGCATCAAGCCACAAAACATTATGGCATATATGCTCATAGGATACGATAGAAGAGAGACTTGGGAACGTATCTGGTACAGATTTAATAAGATGGTAGATGTAGGCGTTCTCCCTTATCCAATGGTTTACGATCCATTACAGCAAAGACGCGATTTAAAGCAATTTCAGAGGTATGTAGTCCGGCAATATTACAGGCATAAGACATGGGAGGAGTACCTGGACTACTACAATTCATCCAAAGCCCAGCCTGTTTATAATGATAATCAAATGGAGTTAAGTTTATGAATTATAAATTTACAATTAGTTATGTAGTATCAATAGTTTTAGTCAATATTGGGTTTGTATATATTGCGCCTATACCTTTATTGGGAGAGATGTTTCCACCTATGTCTCTTCTTGTAGGCGCAATATTTATATTAAGAGATTACGCCCAGAAGGAAATTGGGCATAAGGTTCTCATAGCAATGGCTATAGGGGCTGCGTTAAGTTATTTGATGGCAGACCCATTTGTAGCTCTAGCTAGTGTTGTGGCTTTTGCTGTATCAGAAATGGTGGATTGGGGTGTTTATACCTACACCAAAAGACCTTTGAGAGATAGGATATTGCTTTCATCAGCTATTGGTACGCCTGTCGATAGTGCCATATTTTTACTGATATTAGGGTTCTTTAGTCCAGTAGGCTTTCTTCTAATGACTATAGCAAAGATGGTTGCAGCATTGGGTATATGGTGGAGACTCAATAATGAAGATTAAGTATAGCGTGTCTTTTCATTGTATATGCCCGTCTGATGGGGAACAGATAAGCTATCAGGCTGACATATATTCTGAGAAGTTTCATCTTGTAGAAGATATCAACAGCTATATATATGGTTTGGCTAATGAGTCGTTGTATCAAGAGCATTTGACCGATCTCTTAGCCAAGCACTTTGCCTGTAGAGTTGTGACCTATGGCACACACCAGGGCATTGCTATTGAGTGTGAGGTGGAATGATACACTATCACGGCACACCACTTACACCGCAAGAGGAACTAAATAAAATGGTGGGTAAACATTTCTGCGTTTCTTTTGAAGAGCCAAGAAATATTGAGTGGTGTGTCAAGCATGGTCAATCTGTAATGCTTGATAATGGGGCGTTTAGTGCATTCACAAAGGGCAAAGAGATTGACTTTAGGGCGTATGAGGAATGGTTAGAGCCCTATCTGTATCCCCCAAACTGGGCAGTAATTCCTGATGTTATCGATGGAAGTGTTGAAGAGCAGAAGAGACTCATAAAACAATTTGGGCATTTGGCGAGGCATTTAGTAGCTCCTGTGTGGCATATGAGTTTGAGTATTGATTGGTTGCTGGAGATGGCAGATGGCTATGAAAGGTTTTGCTTTGGCTCTAGTGGGGCATATTGGCAAGTGGGTAGTGAGAGTTGGTGCAGAAGGGCTGATGAGGCATGGAATGAACTCACAAAGCGAGGGCATAGATGCTGGGTGCATATGATGAGAGGGTTGGCATTATGTGGCGATAAGTATCCATTTGCAAGTGCTGACAGTACAAATGTGGCGCGTAATTTTAAGAACAAAGGAGCAGAGATATGTCCTGAGAGAATGGCAAGACGTATTGACGCTATTCAGTCTCCTCTGCGATGGACAGTTAGGGAGACACAAGTGGATTTATTTGAGAGGAGTAGAGCATGGGAAAGTGTGACACAAAAAAATGTAAGGGTTTAGGTGTAATGAAAATCAATGAATATGTCTGTGATTATGTCGTGGATGATGATGGAAAATCGAAGGGTATTGAAAGGCAAAAGGTCGTTTGTGCGTCATGCTATTGGAAATCTGAAGGGAGGAATTATGACAAAAGACAACGATTTAGAGCAGCGATTTAGGCTCAAACCTATTACGAAAGATGAGAGGATGCAGCAGTTACGAGTGCTAAAACCTGAGACTAAAGAGAGGTTGCGAAGGATGAAAAAGAAGGGGTTGTTTCCTCATCAATCCTCATCAAAACGTAAGCAATCCTCAACATGAAAAGCACCTCAAATCAATCCTCCTCGATAATATCCCCCTTTAGGGGGATATAACGAGGATGAGAGGTACAAAGGGGAGAT